TTACTTCGATTTCTTCCTCGATATTAACGAGCCGAACAACGATCCGGCGAGGTTCCTGTCAATTGACAGGCTGGCGATCTTCGGTCAGACCGGTGCAACGCCGGGAGCGGCAGTGGATCTGAACAGCACCAACATCACGTCGCTGGCGGACGTCGATGTGTTTCCGAATCTGGACATCGTCTACAGGTTGGGGATCACCAACAGCTTGATCCTGGACTACAGCCTGTTCGCGGGCAGTGGCCTCGGCTACGACCTCTCGTTATTGATTCCGACTAGCCTGTTCAGCAGTCTCGACCCGAACAGCCGCATCGTGTTCGCCGTGCAGTATGGCGGTGCGGACTTCGCCGGGGCACTGGCGCAGGATGGGTTCGAGGAGTGGGCATTTCTGCCCGGTGCAGGCCCGCGAGCCGTTCCCGAGCCAGGTTCGCTAGCACTGCTTGGTTCTGGCCTGATTGGCTTTGGCTTGATTCGGCGCAAGCGTAGTTGATATTCTCCCCGAGGGGCTCTTACCCTCCCCCTCGGGGACCTTTTTAGGAGCAGGGCATGGAACAAGTGCAACCGTTTATCGGAATTCAGGCTCCACGGATTCCGTTTATTCGCTTTGAGCAGCGGCCGGTGGAAAAGAGGACGGAAACCGGGGAACTGCGGTACGAGGACACGGACTTTGCGCTCATAACGGCGCAAGGAAGCAAGGACACGACGGAGAAGATCTGGAAGGAATGGATTCCCCAGATCAAGCGGGCAGCCGCGGACGGAATGTACCCGCCAGGCTGGATTCCCCGCTTCGAGGAGATGTACAAGATCTGGAAAGAGACGAACGCGGATCCTGTGATGGGGACGCCGGTGAAGAACTGGCCGGCGATCAGTCCCGCGGAGTGCAAGATCCTGCTGTTTGCGGGGGTGCGGAGCATCGAAGATCTGGCGGAGGCAAATGAGGAGTGGATGGGCAAGATTGGGATGGGGGCCAGGCGGTTGAAGCAGCTCGCAATTGACTGGATTTCGGCGAACCAGGCCCAGGGACCCCTCGTGGCGCAGTTGGACACCCTGCGGCAGACAGTTGAGGCGCAGGGACAGCAAATTAAGGCCCTGATGGAAGCGAACGCGAGCCTGGCGCGAGAGGCAACGGAGGCCAAGCAAGCGAGCGTGGGCTCGAGGTTTCCAGTCGGCATGCCATCCCCCGAGGACCGACTGGCGGACGTTCGGGACAGCAGCAACGCGGATGAGGCTGAAGCCCTCGACGACATACTGAAGAGCTGACATGGCCGAGAAAAACCTTCTCCAGATCGTGCAGGACTTTTGCAAGCGGGTGGGGTTGCCTGTTCCCCCGGTTGCCGCGGGCTCTGGAGACGACACTACGGTGCAGGTTGTAGCCCTCCTGAATGAGGGTATCCAGGAGATCTGTGATAGGTACGCGCTGCAGCAGTTAATGACCCGCTGGAACTTCACCCATGCAAATGGCACAGATTTCCTGGCGCTGGATCTAAAGGCTGGGGCCTCAGACTGGAAGTACAACGCTCCGCTCACGATCTGGAATACGGCGACCCGGCTGCCTCTGCGAGGACCGGCGACTATTCAAGAGTGGCAGCAGATCATCGTGATGACGGTGGCTCCAGCCGTCTACACCTACACCCTATATGGGGATGCGATAAGGATTTATCCGGTTCCGGGAGATATTCCTGGAACTGTCTTCTCCTTTTTCTACCAGTCCAAGTGCGGAGTCACCGACGGATCTGCCCTGTTCGAGACCTACGAAGAGGACAGTTACACCCCCCGGCTCCCTACTTACCTGATTGAGGCGGACCTCAAGTGGCGGTGGAAAAAGGAAAAGGGACTGCCTTATGCTGAGGACTTTCGCACCTGTGAATCCATGCTGGTGGACGCAGTAGGACGGACGCCGAATCCAGTACTGAATCTTGATTCCGGGGATAAACAGTACCTGCCGGGGATCTTCGTGTCGCCAGGTAGCTGGAATCTCTAATGCGGCAGCCTACACAGGACTCCATCCCCCGCGACCGCGGAGGGACTAGCCATGCCACGCATGCCGGCGCTCCCGTTGGAGGACTGAATACCCGCGACTCAGTCGTCCATATGGACGCCCGCGATGCACTGGTGCTGGATAACTGGTTCCCGCAGGCCAGTGAGGTGTGGCAGCGAGGTGGATATACTTCCTTTGCTACGGGCATGACCGGGATTATTAAGGCGCTGGCTAGCTACAACGTACCTAGCGGAGCGGATCAGTTTCTCGCGTTCACCGACGCGGGAGCTTATGATATTACCGCCGGTGGTGCTATCGGCGGGATTATGACGGGAAGTGCCCTCACTAATGGTTATGTTCAGACACTGAACTTCACCAACAGCGCCGGGGATTCATTTCTATGGATCTGTAATGGGGTTGACACGCCCAAGTACTATGATGGAGCAGCATGGACACCTGCGGCAATAACTGGCCTTATTGCTGCTGATATAGTCCAGTCCTGGATATTCAAGCATCGAATCTGGTTCATCGAACAGAATACGATGAACGCCTGGTACCTGCCGATTGACTCAATTCAGGGCGAAGCGACGCAGTACCCGATGGGGAACTTGTTCCGTCGGGGTGGATATCTGGTAGCGGGAACGAACTGGACCCTCGATGGAGGCGATGGACCGGATGATGCGCTGGTGCTGATTACCAGCGAGGGGGAATTAGCCGTGTTTCAAGGCACGGACCCCAATAGCGCATCAGCATGGGCCCTATCTGGAATCTTCTATGTTGGGAAACCCGCCGGTAGGAAGTGCTTCTTCAAGCTCGGGGGAGACGTCGGGCTGATCACGGAAAGTGGTATTTATCCGCTGTCGCGGGCCTTGCAGCTCGGGTCGATGAACTTCGCTGCAGCACTGAGTAACAAGATTCAGCCCAGTGTGTCGGCGGCGGTGGCTATCAGTGGGCCATATGCGAAGGGATATGAAGGCTGCGTGTATCCCAAGACAAATGCGCTGATCGTGAACATGCCAAACGTAGCGACTGGTAAGGCTACCCAGTTCGTTATGAACACGATTACCGGCCAGTGGTGTACGTTCTCCGGGTGGAGTGCTACCTGCTTCGAAGTCTTTCAGGGACAGCTATACTTCGGTGATGCTACCGGGGCAGTACAAAAGGCTTGGACAGGGGTAAGCGACGCTGGCGCGGCAATTACTGCTACCGTATATCAAGCCTACCAGTACTTTGGCTCCTCAGCGCGGATGAAGAAGGTAAGGTTACTGCGATTCCTGATGGAATACGATGGTTCGCTGGACATAAAGTGGGCTATCTCCGCGGATTACAGTAACGTAAACATAAACTCCTTTTCCCCAGGTGGGGGAAGCCCCTCCTGTGCGGTTTGGGACGTGTCGGACTGGGATACCAGCTGGTGGTGCCTGGATGTGAACAGGAAAAAGCAGTGGCGAGCAGCCTTTCATACCCCGGGCTACGCATTGAGCCTGCGTATGATTACCTCTGGCCTTACCAGTGATCCAGTAAAGTGGGCAGGAACGGACTTTATCGTTGATCCGGCGGGGATGATGTGATAGCACCACTGCTTCCCCTCGAAGTGACCCTGGCTGAACCAGGTCTTCCCCCGGGGCGAGCGGCTATTCTGCGACTTGAGAATGAGATCACGAAGTTACCTCAAGCAGAGTGCCCCATTAGGCATTTCTTCGCCAAAGGAGTGTTTGTCCGCGAGATTACTATTCCCAAGGGAGTAGTTCTAACCGGCTGCATCCATATGTTCGAGTGTGTTAGTACCTTGGCAAAGGGCAGCATTGTAGTAACGCAGGGAACAGAGGTAGTGCAGCTAACTGCTCCCTTCACAGGTTTCTACGATGCTGGAACAAAGAAGGCAATTTATGCGGTGGAAGAATCAGTGTGGATGGATGCCTACGCTAATCCTGATGATGAACGGGATATAGAGGTGCTGGAGGCTCGTTACACGGCGAGTTCCCACCAAGAATTCCTTCATAGAGTACAACCATTACTGGAAAAATCATGGTCTGGGCCGTAACTGCAGCTGTCATTGGCGTAGCTGGGAGTGCCTATATAAACAGCCGAAACCAGTCTAACCTGAATCAGGCTGCCCAGACCCAGGGACAGCAAAACCTGGAAACTGCGCGACAGCAGAACCTGCTGAATAACCCGAACGTCACAGGACCGTATGGAAGTCAGTCCTGGACGATAGGGCCGGATGGTAGGCCGTCGCTGACGCAAACGCTCAGTCCCGACGAACAGTGGGCGTATAACCAGAATAACGCTCTGCGGAGTGCTACTAACAGCCGGCTAATGGAGTCCTTCCCGAATCTAACGGCGGGACTGTCTCAGCCTTTTGGCATTCCTGGCAGCCCAATGATGGGGCTGGACGCTAACTATGCTCCCCAACCGGGAGATATACAGCGAGACCCGAGACTGGGCCAAGCCGGGCCGATTCAATCCGGGCTAGACTTCAGTGGAGCACCGGGAATGCCTGTAGCAAGCGATGCTACTCGACAGGCAGTAGCGGATGCGGTTTACCGGCAGGGAGCGAGATATCTGGATCCACAATTCCATGAGCAGCAAGATGCCATGACCACGGCACTGGCGAACCAGGGGATCACGCAGGGAAGCGTGGGGGCGCAGCGCGCGCAGGATGCCTACGATAGGTCGAGGACGCTGGCGTATGGGGACCTGGGCGACCGCGCTACGCAGCAGGGTATAGCCGCGATGAACACGCTCTTCAGTGAGCAGATGGCTGCAAGGCAGCAGGGAGTTAATGAGACCACAGCGCAGGGGCAGTTTGGAAATGCTGCACAGTTGCAGGGAGTTAATGAACTGCTCGCTTCGATGCAGGCGAGGAATACGGCAGCCACAACCGGGGCAAACATTGCAAATCTGTCTACGGGGGCGTATAATGCTGCCCGGCAGCAAGCTTACAATGAAAAGATGACTAATGTGACCACGCCGATTAACCTGTATAACTCGCTGAGAACGGGGTCGCAGGTCAACAACCCTGCATTTCCAACAATGACTCCTACCTCTATAACCCCGCCTCCAACGCTTGCGGGAGCCCAAGGGCAAGCGCAGATCAATGCTGCGAATATTAGCAGTTACAATCAGCTCCTTGGTGGAGGTATGAATGCGTTTTCCAACTACTTTGGCCAGCCGCACAACCCGACGATGTTCTCACAGCCGGCGGCGCCAATTACTGATTACAGTACGCCAGCAGAAGGATGATAGATCATGGCTGATCCATCAGTTGCACTGAACGCAGGGATCCTCCCTCCCACGGGTCTTCCCCCGGAGCTGGCAACTCAGCTCTCGCAACTGCAGATCCGTCAGCAGCTCGCGGAGGCGTTGCTGGCGAAGAGCCTGCAGGACGTGCCATCGACAACGCCGGGGCCCTCCGGGAACCCCTATGCGCATGATACAGTCAACATCGGGGGGATGCTGAATCGGATGATCAACGCCAGGACGGGGAGGGAGCAGCTGAATCAGATCATGCCGCAGGAGATGGGACTAGCACAGCAGGGTGAAGCAATTCGGCAGCAGGACCTAGCGGGGGCGTTGCAACAGGCCTTGGGTGGGCAAACTGCTGGACCCTACGAGGGCGGGTCGATTATGAAAAAGCCTGACCTCGCGGGGGCTGTTGCTCGAGCCCAGTTGAGTTCTCACCCCGCCGTGCAGGCTTGGGGGCAGGGAATGCAGAAGTCTCTGCTCGAAGCACAAATGAAGATGCTGGCGACCCCGGAGGTGGCGGCATCGGCATCTAGATATAATACCCCGGGGTCTGTTGGTAACTCCGTTACTCCTATGACTGGGGGCTTTCCCATAGGAAACACGTTTAATCCCGGCTTGTGGGATCCAAAGGCGCTTCATGTGGGGGGCCCAGGAGGAGCACAGGGAACGATAGCTCCAATAGTAGGGGCTCAAGTTCAACCAGCGGGAGTACTCAGAGCAGCCGAGCCGGGGCTTATTCCCTCAGCTGAAGGTGATGTTGGTGCTACCCTTTCGCGAGACCCCACAGGGAAGATCTCGGTTCTTCCAACTGCAGCAACAGAGGGTAGCAAGCAGCTAACAA